GCGTCTTCGAGACCCTCGAAGACCTCCGCGACGCCGTCCGAGCCTTCATCGCCCGCTACAACGCCCAATGGCTGATCGAGAAAAACGGCCACCTCAGCCCACACGCACGACGCCGCCAACACGAGCTCGCGGCCATGCCCATGGCCGCGTAACTCAACCGAGTGTCCAAGGAACCGGGTCCGGTTCACGTCGAACACCGCCTCGCGGAAGGCGGCCACGAGCTTCTTGGCGTAGACCGGCCCGATACCGCGGATCATGCCGGAGGCGAGATAGCGCTCGATGCCCTCCGCCGTGGTCGGCGCCGAGGTGCGCAGGAAGCGGGCCTTGAACTGCGGGCCGTACTGGCGGTCGTTGACCCAGTTGCCTGTGGCCGTCAGCCACTCGCCCGCCGAGACGCTGGCGGCATGGCCGACCACGGTGACGAGATCGCGATGGCCGCGGGCCTTCACGCGCAGTACGCAGAAGCCGTTCTCGGCGTTGTGGAAGGTGACGCGCTCAACGGGGCCGGCCAGGAGTTCCGATGCCGGTGCGTTGGCCGCCGAGGCGGGGGCTCGGTCTGTGGCGAAGGCGCGCATGAGGCCATGATACCAAGTAGAGCCTCAAGGCGAGGGGCGGTGTCCCGATCTCTGTTGAAAAAGGGAGGGGGCGGGGCTGCCCGCTTGATGCCGGCAGGCGCGGGAGGCGGAATCCACGAGAGGCAAGCACCCCCGTGAGGAGAAATTCTTATCAGCCGAAGGTGTCGTCTCTCCCTTGCCGCAACCGGCGATTGCCTGCCCGAGGCGGCGCAGGGCTCCCGGCGCGAAAAGCCAACTCCCACAGTTGCGCGCCGCCCTCCTCGCCTACCAGCGGAAGTCCTCCCGGCCACCCGCGCTTGCTCAAAGCCCGCATGCCGCATAGTCTCAATCACCGGCACGCCGAACACGCTTTTCAACAAAGGTCGGGACATCCCCACGCGTCGCGCGGCGGCGTCGTGAACGACTACCAGGTTCAGCTCGGCGAGGCAGCATGAGCAGCATCACGCCATCCGACACGCAGTACTAGGCGATCGCTGCGATCAAGCACTGGTACGAGAACGATACGGCGCGCCAGCAGGTGTTCCGTCTGTTCGGTTACGCCGGCACTGGCAAGTCCACAGTGCTGCGTTTCGCACTGGATGAGCTCGGCCTCGAGCACCAGCGCAGCGCCGGCGACGGCGACGGCGACGATTACGGCGAGCCCTGCGCGCCCGGCGTCGTGACGGCCACTTTCACCGGCAAGGCTGCGCTGGTGCTGCGCAGGAAGGGTACGCCGGCACGCACCATCCACAGCCTGATCTACTCCGTGATCGAGGCGACCGAGGAGGAGGTCGAGGCCGCCGAGAAGAAGATCGAGGAAGCGATCGCACGGGCGCGTGGGCTGACCGGCTTCGATCGCACCACCGCCGAAGCGACGATCGAAGCCATGCGCCAGGGCGTCGCCGACATGAAGCGCCCGCGCTTCGCGCTGAACCCCAAGAGCGATGCCGCGCACTCGAAGCTCATCGTGCTCGATGAAGTCTCCATGGTCGGCGAGGAGATGGCGCGCGATCTCCTGAGCTTCGGCAGGCCGATCCTCGTGCTCGGCGATCCTTGCCAGTTGCCGCCGATCCAGGGCGAGGGCGCCTTCACCAAGGATGCCCCGAACATCATGCTGACGGAGATCCACCGCCAGGCAGCGGAGAGTGCGATCATCCGCCTCGCCACCATGGCGCGACAGGGCGAGCCGATCGGCTTCGGACGGTACGACGACCACGTCTGGAAGATGCGCAAGCTGGATGTCACGCCGGAGCAGGCACTCCGCGGCGGCCAGGTGATCTGCGGCATGAACGCAACGCGCCTGCAGCTGAACAACGCCATCCGCCGCGCCGCGGGCTTCGCTGCCGGCGGATGGCTGCCCACCGGCCCGGGCGAGAAGATCATCTGCCTCAATAACCAGAACGATCTCGGCCTCATCAACGGCATGTTCCTGACCCTCTCTGACATCGTCGACGAGGGCAGCCACTACCTATCGGCGGTGGTGACGGACGAAGACGGCAACCGCATCGGCGCGCCGCAGGCTGACGGCAGCCGAGGCCGGCTGCGCATCTACAAGGGCCACTTCGAGGACCATATCGCATTCGACAGGCGGCGCCACGACCGCGACTGGAAGCTGAAGAAGGGGCTGACCGAGGCGACCTTCGGCTGGGCGATCACCGGACACAAGTCGCAGGGCTCGCAGTGGGAGAACGTGATCGTCTGGGATGATGGGCTCGGTCGCACCGAACTCGACCGTCGCCGCTGGCTCTACACGGTGATCACTCGCGCCGAGCAGCGGTTGGTGATCTTGCCATGACCACCGCGCCGATCGACCTGAACGATGCGGGCCTCGCGCCGATCCGGCACGACTTAGGGGAGATCCGGCGCTGTCTCTCCGAGACAGCGCGAGACTGGCTGCCGCCACCAGCCACGTCACCATCTTCGCCGACGCTGGGCACGCCGGAATGCAGGCCGCGGCAACGCTGGCAGACCGACTGAACCAAGCGGACATCCCCTCGCGAATTATCGCTCCGCTGCATGGCGACGACTTCAACGACGACCTGCGGCGCGGCGCGACCGCCGCCGATTACGAGCAGGCGCCTGACACGGCGCCGAATGCGCCCAGCACGGCGGTAGCGCCCGCGACGTTGGAGGACCTGCTCGCGGCTACCTCCAGCCTGACCCGTCCCCCCGATTCCGAGCCGCTCGCCGACTTGCTGGGGCGGCTCGCCCTGGCGCGGCTCGACCCGCTGCCCCAACGCCAGGTTCTCGCAGCGGTTAAGACCTCCACCGGCATCGCCGTTTCCATCCTGGAGAAGCAGCTCGTCGAACTGCGACGGCGCGTGAACGCAACCGGCGATGTCCGACGCGCGCCCGTCAGGGCGCCCTGGACGTCACTGCTGCGCATCGACGCCAGCGGTGCGCCGGAGCGCAACGAAGCGAACGTCATCACTGCGCTCTCGCTTGATGCTGCCTTCGCCGGCGCGCTGATGTTCGACGAATTCAGCCAGGAGATCATCGTCGCCCGAGCGCTGCCCTGGGATCCTGCCGGCACCGCGCATCCCCGCCCCTGGGGCGAGGCCGACGACGTGCGCTGCGCCGAGTGGCTGCAGCGGCAAGAGATCAACGTCCCGCCCGTGGTGGTCGGCCGCAGCGTCGTCGCCGTGTCCCGCAACATCCGCATCCACCCAGTGCGCGATTACCTGGAAGCGCTGGCCTGGGACGGCACGCCGCGCCTCGACGCGTGGGCCGTCACCTACCTCGGCGCCGAGGACACGTCGCTCCACCGGAGCATGGCCTCGCTGTGGATGGTCTCGGCCGTCGCGCGGATCATGCAGCCCGGCTGCAAGGCTGACCACATGCTGATCCAGGAAGGGCCGCAGGGCATTCGGAAGTCGACCGCACTGAAGGTGCTGGCCTCCGAGCCCTGGTTCACCGACGAGCTCGCCGAACTCGGCTCGAAGGACGCGGCGCAGCAGATGCGCGGCATCTGGATCATCGAGATGGCGGAGCTCGACGCCATCGGCCAGGCGGACGTCTCGCGCATCAAGGCGTTCCTGAGCCGCACCACGGATCGCTACCGGCCGCCTTATGAGCGCTACGTTGTCACCGTTCCGCGGCAATGCGTGTTCGCCGGCACCGTGAACCCTGACACCTACCTGCGCGACGAGACCGGCAACCGGCGCTTCTGGCCACTCCGCTGCGGCGACATCGACCTGGACGGGCTGCGGCGCGATCGGAACCACCTCTGGGCCGAGGCCGTCGCGCGCTATCGCGCCGGGGCACCCTGGTGGATCGAGGACCGCACGCTCGTTGCCGAGGCAAGCGCAGCGCAGGAGGCGCGCTACCAGGGCGATGCATGGGACGCGCGGATCGAGCGCTGGCTCATCTCCGAGCGCAAGTCGGTGAATGTCGGCGTCGGACATTTCGAGGACTGGCAGGAGCGCTTCGTGCCGCGGGCCAAGCCTCTGACAGACGTCTCGGTCAGCGAGCTGCTGGAGCAGGCGCTCGGCATCGAGGCCGCGAAATGGACAAAGGGCGACCAGATGCGGGTGGGCGCCTACCTCAAGGCAAAGAAGTGGGAGCGGTACAAGACGACTGGCGCCCCCAAGGACGGCGTCGCTCGCGAATGGCGCTACCGCCGGCTCTCGCCGCCCGAGGAGGGCGCGTGATGCGCCCACGGCACCTCACCGCGACGCTGTTCTGTCCCACTGCCCCACTTCGGCGACTTCCGCCGTCGAAGTGGGACATGCGCAAGCCCAGGTTTCCCGCGGCTTTCCGAGCGTCTGTCCCACTGTCCCACCTGTCCCACTTCCTCCTTAGAGCTATACGCGAAGGGGGTGATGGGTCGGGATGTACATCTACGGGTTTAAGGACGTGGTCGGCAGGTAGGACAGGTAGGACAGATTCGACCAAACTGCTGATTCAGAAGCGAAATTCCTGTCCCACCTCTCCGTGCCAAGTTGGACAAGGTAGGACGGCCAGCCTCCAGCAGCGCCGCGGCCCCATTGCCCGCGCCCCGCCTGGCCGAGGTCATCAAGCCCCAAAGCCGGGCAGCGACGGTGAGCTCCGCCAAGAACCGCACCGTCGCCGCCCTCACCACGACGATCCCCTCTCGGAGGCCATGATGGCTCTCGCGACTCTGACTGCGCCCCCGCCACTGGCAAGCGGTGACGGCACGATCCCGCTGCACGCCGCCCTCGCGCACCGCTCCGTCCTCGCCCTCGACCTCGGCACCATCACAGGCTGGGCGATCCGCTTCCACGACGGTGTCATCACCTCGGGCACGATGCGCTTCACGCCGAGCCGCTTCGAGAGCGGCGGCATGCCCTACCTCCGCTTCCGCCACTGGCTCGGCGACGTCGCCCGGCTCGCCGGCGGCCTCGAGCGCATCGTGTTCGAGGAGGTCCGCCGCCACGCCGGCACGGACGCCGCCCACATCTATGGCGGCTTCCTCGCGCACCTTGCTGCCTGGTGCGAGGAGCGCCGCATCGCCTACGAGGGCGTCCCGGTCGGCACGATCAAGCGCTTCGCCACCGGTCGCGGCAATGCCGACAAGGCCGCGATGATCGCCGCGATCGAGGCGCGCGGCTTCACCCCCGCCGACGACAACGAGGCAGACGCGATCGCGCTGCTGCTGTGGGCCACGGAAGCCCAGGGAGGCCGCGCATGATGCTTCCCGGCTCTCCCGGGCTGCCGCGCTCGTCGCTGCATCGCGCAAGCAGCCCTACCACCACACACGAGCTCGACGCGCTGCGCCGCCGCGCCTGGCACGAGCACGGCGTCGCCTCGCTCGCCCTCGACGACATCACCGATCCCTGGCTCCGCCAGGCCCTCATCAACGAAGCCACGAAGCGGTGGGGACGCCGCATGGGAGGGAACCATGGCCGCTAAGCGCAAGACCAAGCGCGCGACGACGCCTCGCGAGGACTTGGCGCAGCCCACCAGCTGGCGGCTGCAGCACGGCGGCTTCACCGCTCCCGTCCGCGAGGCCGATCCCGACACGGGCAGCACCGTCGTGCATCGCCGGGCCGTCGATACGCTCGGGCTGATGCTCACGCACGGCACGATCACGCAGGGCATGTACGACGCAGGCTGTCTGTTCCGCACGTTGTTCCGGCGCGCCGCCTTCGACAGCATGACGCACTCCCAGTTGATCCGCGTGCCAGGCGGGACCGCGGACGTTCTGTCGGACCGCACCATCGACGCGCGCCGGAAGGTCGCCAAGGCGCTCGATGTGCTGGGCGGCCACGACAGCGCCGCAGGCTCCTGCGCGTGGCACGTCCTTGGCCTGGAGACGTCTGTGCGCGAGTGGGCGATGCGCCAGGGCTGGGGCGGCCGGCCGGTGCCGCCGACGCAGGCGCAGGGGATGCTCGTGGCGACGCTTGCCGTGCTCGCAGGGCATTTTGGGCTCGTGCCTCGGACGCGGGCAGCATGAACGATCCGACACGAAGAAAGATCGTTCGAGCGAAGTCGTGTGTAGAGACGCGAAAGAACGTCGTGTTGCGCAACGAAATCCCGTGGACCTATGATCACCGTACCTCGCAAAGATGCGGCTGCGCCCCGGAGAGCGATCCGACAGCGCAGCCAAGCGAAGGGATGCGAAGACCCGATGGTTCCTTCGTGGCCCTGGCGTATGCGGGGGGCGGACGCGCCGGACTTCGCTAGCGTCAGCTCCGTTCTCTAGGTTGCCAGCCTGGCCAGGTTGCCGGCCGTGGTGGCTTCCCGTCAGCAGAAGCAGGTTGCGATGCCCCAGGCCCCCTGGTCTGCGAGCGCTGTCGAGGCGCGCGCGGTCACCTCGCTGCTGCCCTATGCCGGGAATGCGCGCACGCACGCGCCCGAGCAGGTGGCGCAGATCGCTGCCAGCATCCTCGAGTTCGGCTTCGTCGCGCCGGTGCTGGTGGACGAGCGTGGCGAGCTGATCGCAGGCCACGGCCGGTTGCTGGCGGCGAAGTCGCTCGGCCTCGACACCGTCCCGACGATCGTTCGCGCCGGGCTGACCGAGGCGCAGAAGGCAGCCTACCGCCTCCCCGACAACCGCATCGCGCTGAACGCGGGATGGGACGAGGCCCTGCTCGAGGCCGAGGTCGCGAAGCTGCAGCAGCTGGGTGACGTCGATCTGGCCCCGACCGGCTTCGGCATGGACGAATTCGATCGCCTGCTCGCCGGGCTGGAAACCGGGCCTGGCAACGAGGCGGCTGCCAGCGTTGCCAGCGGCCCTGAGCCCGCACCTGGCAACCAGCCCGATGCGGCCGTTGAGCCAGTGGACGATCCCGCCGATGCAGCGCCCGAGCCCCCACGCCGAGCCATCACCCGAACGGGTGATCTCTGGCGCCTTGGCGCACATCGCCTGCCCTGCGGCGACAGCACCGATGCGGCCACTGTTGCCCGCGTGATGGGTGACGACCGCGCGGCGCTGCTGTTCACCTCGCCGCCCTACGGTAACCAGCGCGACTACACCACCGGCGGCGTCTCGGATTGGGATGCGCTGATGCAGGGCGTGTTCGCGCATCTCGGCGCCGCCTTGCGGACCGACGCGCAGGTGCTGGTGAACCTCGGCCTGATCCACCGGGACGGCGAGTGGCAGCCCTATTGGTCGGCCTGGCTCGACTGGATGCGCGCCCGCGGCTGGCGGCGCTTCGGCCTCTATGCCTGGGATCAGGGGCCCGGCCTGCCGGGCGACTGGAACGGGCGCCTCGCCCCTGCCTTCGAGTTCGTCTTCCACTTCAACCGCGAGGCACGGCAGGCGAACAAGATCGTGCCGTGCAAATGGGCTGGCACGCCGAACAAGGGCAGCGGCCTGCGCGCTGCCGACGGCGAGGTGAAGGCCTACACGCATATCGGGCTGCCGGTGCAGGAGATGCGGATCCCTGACAGCGTGCTGCGCATCACCCGTCACAAGGGCCGCGGCATCGAGACGGAGCACCCCGCGGTGTTCCCCATCGCTCTCCCCGAGTTCCTGATGCGTGCCTTCACCGACGAGGGCGACCTGGTGTTCGAGCCCTTCTCCGGCTCCGGCACGACGCTTCTCGCTGGCCAGCGCACCGGCCGCCGAGTGGCCGCCATCGAAGTGGCGCCCGCCTATGTGGATCTCGCGGTCGCGCGGTGGCGGATGCTGCATCCTGACCTGCCGGTGACGCTCGACGGTGATGGCCGTGACTACAACGCCGTCGCTGCGGACCGCGCGGAGATGGCCGATGCTGCCTGACCTGCAGCTCGAGATGATGCCGGTGGCGTCGCTGGCGCCCTACGCGGCGAATGCGCCAGCATCCGCCTGAGCAGGTGGCGCAGCTTGCCGCCTCGATCGGCGAGTTCGGCTTCAACGTGCCGGTGCTGGTCGATGATGCCGGCGTGCTGATCGCCGGCCACGGGCGGGTGCTGGCCGCGAAGGCGCTCGGGCTGGAGGAAGTGCCAGCCATCCGGCTTGGGCATCTGACGGAAGCGCAGGCGCGCGCCTTCCGCCTTGCGGACAACCAGCTGGCGCTGAACTCGACGTGGGACGAGAGCCTGCTCGCCGCCGAGCTGCGCGCGCTGCGGACGGATGACTTCGATCTCGGCCTGGTCGGCTTCGACAATGCGACGCTCGATCGGCTGCTGGCTGAGACGGCGACGGATGGGGCGGCGCCAACTGGCGGCGATCCTGACGCACCGGCCCCCGAGCCACCCGCGGTGCCGATCACGCGCCCGGGCGATCTCTGGTTGCTCGGGCCGCACCGGCTGCTCTGCGGCGACGCCACCAGCGCGGGCGATGTGGCCCGGCTGCTGGACGGCGCGCGGCCGCACCCGATGACGACGGACCCTCCCTATGGGGTGAACTACGATCCGGAGTGGCGGAACGAGGCCGGCGTGTCGGCGAAGATGCGCACCGGCAAGGTGGCAAACGACGATCGCGCCGACTGGCGTGCAGCCTGGGCGCTGTTCCCCGGCGACGTCGCCTATGTCTGGCATGCCGGCGTGCACGCGCGGACGGTGATCGAGAGCCTCGAGGCGGCCGGCTTCGCGGTGCGCAGCCAGATCGTGTGGGCGAAGTCGCGGTTCGTGCTCGGCCGCGGTGACTATCACTGGCAGCACGAGCCCTGCCTCTATGCGGTGCGCAAGGGCGCGACCGGTCACTGGCAGGGCGCGCGCGACCAGGCAACGCTGTGGGCGATCAGTACGGCAGGCGACGAGGACGCCGCCACCGTGCACGGCACGCAGAAGCCGGTGGAGTGCATGCGTCGGCCGATGCTGAACAACAGCGCGCGCGGCGATGCGATCTACGAACCATTCTGCGGCAGCGGTACCGCGCTCATCGCGGCGGAGACCATCGGGCGTGTCTGCCTCGCGATGGAGATCGATCCGACCTATGTCGACGTGGCCGTGCGGCGGTGGCAGGCGTTCACCGGGCACGCTGCCGTACTGGCGGGAGAGGATCGCGTGTTCAATGACGTGGCGCTGGCGCGAGGCCACGCCCTTGCGGCGTGACAGCGGTGCGGCGGATCGCCTCGAAGGCCGCCACGGCCGCGGGCCAGTTCAGATCCGTGGCGACGCCGATGGTGTTCACCGGTGCCAGCGTCACGCTTCCGCGCCCCCAGTAGTTCCCGTCCAGCGAGACGATCCAGCCGCCGAGCCCCTGTGCAGCCAGCGCCTCGCTGGCGGCGACGCTCTCCTCATCGGTCGGCGCCGCTGCCCGGCCCAGCGTGACGTGCCGTCCGTCCTGGCCGAGCACGATCCAGCTGCGGGATGCGAGGGCCATCAGGCCCCCGCCTCGATCGCGCGAATCTGCGTCTTCAGCTCGGCGAGGCGCCGCCGCCAGGTGGCCGCGCCCTCGAGCGCGTAGGCACCGCCGTAGCGGTCGTCGCTGAGCCCCATCCGCGTGGCGCGGGCGCGGGCGAACCAGTGCTGCCAGGAAAGCCGCGCGTGCGCGGCGAGGCCAACCAGGTCGGCGTGCTTGGCGAGGTCGTAGGGCATCGAGGCGTCTCCGTCCGAGGCGCGGGGCCAGTCCCCTGCGCGTGACTGACGCTTCGCGCTGTGCTTCGACACAGCCAACTCGAGAGTGCGCCGGAGATCGCGATGATCCCCGGCGTCTGCGATGTTCTTCCGCGCTGTGGCTCGGCTGCGTCAGCCAGCGATGCGGTAGATGCTGTAGGAGCCCTTCGCGCCCTCCTTGTTCGGCCCGACCTGGCGGATGCGCTCCAGCACCTCGACGGTGATGCCCTTTCGCTTCAGCCCGGCGAGGAAGCCGCGGACGGTGTGGCTCTGCCAGCCGGTGGCGTCGATGATCTGCGCGATGGTCGCACCCTCGTCGCGGCGCAGGAGGGCGAGCACCGTCTCCTGCTTCGTCCCCTCGCGCGGCTTCCGCGGCTTCCGCGGCGCGCGCGAGGCGCGAGAGGGCTTGCCGGCGAGCGCGGCGCGCAGGGCCTGCATGGGGCCCTCCAGGGCGCTGACCATATCCGTCGTCCGGTTCTCCTCGTCGTCCCACGCGGCCAGAACCCGCTGGGCGGCGTCGCGCAGGCTGGCGCGCGGGGCGGCCACAGGTGCGTCCTGGGTGGCCTCAGGCGCCAGGGCGTCGTCCTGCTGCGGCGCCGGCTCCTCCGCGCCCGTGGGCGCCGTGTCGGCCACGGCGTCGCCCTCATTCGGGTCGATGCCGATGGCGCGCAGCCCATCGTCGGTGATGCGCGCCATGATCCAGGTGCCGTCCTCGTCCTGGCGCCAGCCGAGCCCCACATGCTCGGGTTGCGCATTGATCTCGGTCAGCAGGTTGTTCTTGATCAGCCTGCGGAACACCGCGTTGCGGGCGGCGGCGGGGAGGCCCTTGGGCGCGCGGGCCAGCCCCCTCTCATGCTTCGCGGCGGCGGAGAGGATCACCAGCTGGGTGTCGGAAAGCTTCATCGTCGTGGCTCCTTCGTCGAAGCCCGACCATCGGGCTCCTACGAGCCCAAGCCCCGCCGGGGCCACCGGTCGGGGCAGTGCGGGAAGGGCCCGCGACGGGTTCCCATCGCAGCAAGCTGCGATGGGGTCCCGCTCAGGGGGTGAATTCGCCCCGCCTGACGTAGGCGTCGGTGACCTGGCGCAGCCGGCTGTTCCAGTGCTCGAGGTTGGCGGCCTCGCCCCAGAGCACCGCCTCGGGGTCTGCGCCGAAATGGTCCGCGCTCATCTGCTGCAGCTCGGCGACCAGGGCGTCGAACTCGGCCTTCTTGCCGAGGAAGGCCTCGAGGCTCTTCTGCTGGTTCAGGGCGGCGCGGGCTTCGCGGTTTGTCATCGTGCTCTCCGTCTGCTGCTGCGCGGTGCTCCGCGCGTGACGGACCATTCGCGCTGCGGCGGGGGCTGAGCCAAGCATCACCTGCGCTGCGATCGTTGCTTCCTTCAGGGGCTTTGAATCACATCATGATCGCTGCCGCGCAGCCGGGCCGCGTTGCCTCGCAGCGCGAGGTGGCGCGCCGCCTCGGCATCTCCCACACGGCGTTGCAGAAGGCGCAGCGCGCCGGACGCATCGCGCCCGAGGCCGATGGCGCCTGGGACGTCGAGAAGGTCCGCACCCGGCTGGCCGAGAGCAGCGATCCAACCCGCAGGACCGCCGCCTTCGTCGCGCCGCTGCCACCCCGCCCTGCCGCGCAGCCTCTCGCGGCACAGGCCCAGACCGTTGCACCCGATCCGCTGCCGCGCTCCGCCGGCAGCACGTTCCATGATGCGCGCACCGCGAACGAGGTGCTGAAGGCGCAGGAGCGTCGGCTTCGCCTCGACGAGCGCAAGGGCAAGCTCGTCGACAAGGCGCGCGCGCTGCTGCTGGTACACCGCCTCGCCAAGGAGGAGCGCGACGCGATCCTCGCCTGGCCTGGGCGCGTCGCCGCCGAGATGGCCGCCGAGCTCGGCGTCGATGCGCATCGGCTGCAGACCATGATGGATACGCGCCTGCGCCAGCACCTGGCCGAGCGGCACGATGTACGGGTGAGCGTCGGCTGATGGGTGGCGAGCGTCTTCTCGACGAGCTCGGGCGCTTCGACGGCGACGCCGAGATCCTGCAATCCTGGCGCGACGGCATGGCGCCGGAGCCGGCGCTGCTGGTCTCGGAATGGGCCGACCGCCATCGGGTCTTGAGCAGCCGCGGCTCGGCGGAACCCGGGCCGTGGCGCACGGCGCGGACGCCGTATCTGAAGGAAGTGATGGACGCGCTCTCGCCATCGCATCCGGCGCGGCGCGTCGTGTTCATGAAGGGCGCGCAGGTGGGCGGCACCGAGTGCGGCAATGGCTGGATCGGCTACGTGATCCACCATGCGCCCGGGCCGATGCTGGCGGTGCAGCCGACCGTCGAACTGGCCAAGCGCTTCTCCGACCAGCGCATCGACCCGCTGGTCGAGGAGACGCCTGCGATCCGCGATCGGGTCGCCCCGGCGCGGTCACAAGACAGCGGCAACCGCCAGCTCAGCAAGGACTTCCCGGGCGGTCAGCTGGTGATGACGGGTGCCAACAGCGCGGTCGGCCTGCGGTCGATGTCTGCGCGGTTCCTCTTCCGCGACGAGATCGACGCCTATCCCGGCGATGTCGAGGGCGAAGGCGATCCGATCGCGCTCGCCGAAGCCCGCGCCCGCACTTTCGGTTGGCGCCGCAAGGTGTTCCTGGTCTCGACGCCGACGATCTCCGGAAGGAGCCGCATCGAGCGTGAGTACGCCGCGTCCGACCAGCGGCGGTTCTTCGTCCCCTGCCCGAATTGCGGGGAGATGCAGTGGCTGAGATTCGAGCGACTCCGCTGGGAGAAGGGTGAGCCGCGGTCGGTGCGCTACTACTGCGAGACCTGCGACGACGCGATCGAGGAGCATCACAAGACGGCGATGCTCGCCGCTGGCGCGTGGCACGCCACCGCCACGGCGGAGGACCCGTACACGGTCGGCTTCCACATCTCCGCGCTCTATTCCCCTGTGGGCTGGCTCTCGTGGGAGCAGATCGCGCGGGATTGGGAGGCGGCGCAGGGAAAGCCGGAGGACCTCAAGACCTTCAAGAACACGGTGCTCGGCGAGACCTGGCAGGAGCAGGGCGAAGCACCGGACTGGGAGCGCCTGGTCGAGCGCCGTGAGGACTTCCCCCTCGGCGTGGTCCCCTGCGACGCGCTGGTGCTGACCGCTGGTGTGGACGTCCGGGACGACCGGCTCGAGTGCGACGTCTGGGGCTGGGCGGAGGGATACACCTCCTGGCTGGTCGATCACGCGGTGATCCCCGGCAGTCCCCGCGAGGCGGAGCCATGGGATGCGCTGGCGGCCCTGCTCGCGCGCGACTGGCCGCGCCAGGGCGGCGGGGCGATGCGGGTGGCGAAGCTCTGCGTCGACACAGGCGGTCGGGATACCGCTGCCGTTTATGGCCATTTGCGCCGGCTGCGGGATCCGCGCATCGCTCCGACCAAGGGCGTCGACGGCTGGAACCGGGCACAGCCGGTGCAGGGCCCGACGGCGGTCGATGCGCTGGTGAACGGCAGGAAACTGCGGCGTGGGCTGAAGCTCTGGACGGTCTCTGTCTCGACCTGGAAGGCGGACCTGTATCGCCGCCTTTGGCTCGGACGCGGCGACGCGGAGGAGTTCCCGCCCGGCTGGGAGCATCTGCCGCGAGCGATCGAGGCGGAGTGGGTGAAGCAGCTCGTCGCCGAGCAGCTTCGCACGGTGAAGGACCGGCGCGGCTTCACGCGGCAGGAATGGGCGAAACTCCACGAGCGCAACGAGGCGCTGGACTGTGCGGTACTGGCCCGCGCCGCGCTGTGGCTTCTGGGTGCCGACCGCTATGGCGAGCGCTTCTGGCAAGAGCTGCGCGGCCAGATCGCGGACGCCCCTCTGCGGTCCATCGAGTTTTCCAGCGCTCGGAAGATCGCTCCGCCATCGGAGACGGTGCCGACCGTGACGACCCGGCCGCGCGCCTGGCTCGCCCCGCGCGGCGGCTGGCTGCGCTGAGGATCCCCGATGATCGATCCCGTCATCCTTGCCTGGACGCTCGCGCGCCCAGCGAATGATCGCTGGCGGCTGCTCGCCGATGCCTTCGCAGGCGGCACGACCCGCGTCTCGTTCGAGGGGCGCAGCGTCGAGTATCGCAGCCTCACCGAACTCGCCCGAACGCTGGCAGCCGGCTACGCCGCCGAGAACGCCTCGACGCGGCGGACGCCGGTGACGCTCGCCAGCTTCTCCCGCGGCAGCGCGACGTGATGCGCGCCTCAGCCCGCTTGCGGCGGTGCGATCAGCTCAATGGTCGGGAAATAGGTGCGATAGCGGCGGACGTCGCGTGTGACGAGCGAAAGGCGTGCCACGGCTGCATGCGCCCCGATGAAGAAGTCCGGCAGCACGCCGGTTCGGACCCCACCGCCTGTTCGGTAACGGTGGAAGACCTTCCCCGCAAGGAACAGCGCCTCGCGCGGCATCGGTGCGACCTCGATCTCACCGGCAGTCAGCACCGCGTCGACTTCCTCCTTCCGCAAGTAGCCGACCGAGAATTCCGCATAGACCACGTCGTTGATCAGGACCGGTCCTCGAACAGAGGCAGCCTCGAGCTGGCGCTGCGACCAATCCGCCCACTCGGCGTTGTCGGTGACGAGATCAAGCAGGACGTTGGTGTCGACCAGCGTCACGTCAGTCCTCGCCGCGGGTCAGCGCCATGATCTCATCGGTCGTCATGCCTGCGGTGGCACTGCCACGTAGCTTTGCGAAGCGGCTCGCCGGCCGGTTTGCAACGCCGCGCCGGCCGACCTTCGCAACCACTACGCGGCCGTCGTCATCCACCTCGAAGGCGACGGCATTGCCTGGCTTGATGCCGAGCAGGTCCCTGACCTCCTTGGGGATCGTCACTTGGCCCTTCGTCGTCACGGTACTTGCCATCACGCCCTCCAGTAATACCCACACCCTCTGCCCGTCTTACCTACCAGACCGCCTCCTCACGTTCCATAGCGGTCTCGGCAGCGGCGCCGTTTCGGTGGAAGCGCTCCGATGATTGGTCGTCTCCGCACCGCCTGGCGCGCCGTGCGCGGCTATGCGGCAGCGCAGGAGCTACGCGCCTCGGCGCAGTGGGCTGCATCGGGCGGCAGCGCGAACGCCGAGGTCGGAGCCGCTGCGTCCACCATGGCACGCCGGGCCCGCGATGCCGTGCGGAACGATCCCTACGCCGCGCGGATCGTCGATCTCTGGACCGGAAACGCGGTCGGTGCCGGCATCACCACGCGCTGGCCCGACGCCGCGCATGCCGATGCCTGGCGCGCCTGGGCGGACAGCACCGCCTGCGATGCCGAGGGGAAGCTCGATCTCTATGGCTTGCAGGCGCTGGTGATGCGGGCCGTGGTCGAGAGCGGCGAGTGCTTTGTCCGCCTGATGCCGACCGAGCCATCCCCCTCGAACCCGCTCGGCCTTCGGCTGCAGGTGCTGGAGAGCGACCATCTCGACACTGGCCGGACCGGCATCGTCGACGGCGCACCGACGCTTCAGGGCATCGCGCTCGGCGACGCCGGCGAGCCGGTCGCGTACTGGCTGCATCGCGTCCATCCCGGCGCGTCGTGGCTGCTGCCGCGCGGCGCCACGTGGCTCACGAGCGAGCGCATTCCCGCGCGCGACGTGCTGCACGTCTATCGCAAGCGCCGCCCTGGCCAGCTGCGCGACGTCTCCTGGCTCGCGCCAGTGCTGACGCGGCTGCGCGACCTCGCCGACTACGAGGGCGCGCTGTTGATGAAGGCGAAGATCGAAGCCTGCCTCGCTGCCGTCGTCTCGGAGGAGAGTGACGAGGCGCTGACGGGGGCGGCCGCGACCCTCCTGAAGGACGCCCAGGGCCGCACCGTCGAAGCCTTCGAGCCGGGGATGATCCTCTGCAGGCGCGGCACCGGCTCGGTCGAGGTGGTGAACC